CAAGGTCAAAGTATGTACCCTCACGCTCAGAGAAGCGGTCTTGGCCGTTAAGCTGTAACTTGGCAGTTACAACAGGGTTCTCACCCCAGCAGTGCATGTCAAGAGAAGTCTCGGCAAGAACGAAAGTACCGGCATCAGAGACACCAGAGTTTTGGATACCGGCGAAACCAAGTTGGGGGGCATTGTATGGTGAGGCACCAGCACCGGCTTGAGTAGACCACCATTGGCCGGTTGTGGGGGCAGCATTGTCAACGGCACCAGCGTCATTGAAAAGACCGTTGGCATCGATGAAAGAACGAGAAGTCTCCGCAATAGATTCGGGTCCACCGAAAGAGTGGATGGCGTTGGGAAGAGCATCGACAGCGTCAGTGTAGTTGAAGGGTTGGGCACCAAGAGTGTTGTAAAGGGTTTGAGCACAATCAAGAGAAGAGCAGTAATCAACGTTTTGGTCAGGTTGAACAACCCAAACAAGCTCCTTAACGGGGTGGTTAAAGTTGAGCTTGATCTTGTTACTGGAAGAACCGACAGACTCGTCACCAGTGAATTGAAGTTGCTCAATGAGGTACTCGTGGGGGTTTTGGGCCATTCTGCGGCGCTCATCGGTATCCAAGAAGACATAGTCAACATAGAGGGAAGCGGCAACAAGAGATTGGTTGTAGGCAGTGGTGACTTTACCAGATCCAGAACATTTGGCGTTGTTAAGAGTACCAACAGCCCACAAGCACTCATCAATAGGGCGGATGTCAAGGTTGATCTTGACCTCGTGGTATTGAAGGGCAATCAAAGGAAGGGCAAGACCGGGGTTGCGGCAGTACCAGAATTGAAGAGGAACGTAAAGAGTAGTCTCGGGAAGAGCGTTACGGGGAGCACACACTTGACGAGGAGCGTTGGACTCACAAGGTCCATCAACATCGTTGAAAGAGGGGTCGGTGATGAAGGTAAGTTGGGTGGTGTTACCAACCATCTTGTAGTATCCACGTTGTTGCTCAGATGTGAGGGTAAGTTGGTTCCAGATGTGCATCCAGTCACCGTACTGACGGTCGATTCTTTGGCCACCAATCTCAACCTCAACTTGAGAGATGAGTTGCTCACCGGGGAAATCCAACCAACGGGCATAGACACCGTCAGTGGCAGTACCAGAGGTATTCTTCATTTGTTGGTTAATCTCGGGGAGAGTAACCTGAAGATAAGTACGGTAGCAAAGATCACCATTTCTGCTGATGGTGCATGTCACGCGGCGACCGAAATCGGCTTGGCCGTTGAATGTTTGCTCAATGGACTCCATTGCGAAGTTAGTATGACGTCTGTAAGAGACTTTCCAGAAAGTAATTTGAGGGTTACCCGTAAGATAGACATCTTGGGCTCCGTAAGCTACGAGTTGCATTAATCCACCTCCCATGGTTATATTATTGCTAAATATTTTTTTTTTTCTGATAAAAACTACACACCTACATTAAATTATTTAATTAAATTCAAATTGAAGTTATCCTTCAAAAATGTATTTAAATAACGATTCGAAAATATTTCTTTTTTACCTTCGTGGTTTTTAATAAAAATATATTCATCTAATTGCGTTTTTTTAACAGTCCACCCATTATTTAGAACATTATGTAGAAAATATAATATATATTTAGTATCATTATCATTAACGTTACGATTTTTTTGATTAGTATGTGTTATATGTGTGTTTTCATTATGTAATGAATTTGAAAATTGAATCGTATCAGATACCAAAATCTTGCTATTATTCTTCCTAAGTATATAACATTTTCTCTTTTTGATACTCCAATCATTGTCTAAATAAGAATGTAAATAATCCATCATGTTTAACATATTTTGAGGTATTCTATTAATATCACAATTGTCAATATGAATGTTCATTTTTGTTAAATAGAGAGAAAACATAAATTAAAATATAACTTGTAATGAATAACTGACAAATATATATTAAAAATAAAAGGAGTTACTTATTATAGTCAATCAAATGCCTTCATTTAAACATAAAACAAATAAGAAAATTATTATGGATGAAAAAAGTATCACTACATTAGATAGTAAACACAAAGAAATTGAAAAGGAATTTGCTAGAGAAACTGATGAAACGTTGCCAGAGTTGAGAGCAAAGAAGAAATATTTCAACAACTTATTAACTACAGATTCAAAATTAACAATTGACCATAAGATTGAAATTAAGGATACCCTCTGTGAAATAAATGAAAAAATAAATGATATAAAAAAAAATAAAAAAGACTATTACTTAAACAATAGTAAATATATTTTTGATTATTTTGAAAACAAAAAGGATATTTCGTTGAATAATAATAAAACCAAATTATTGAATACCTTTTTTAAAATCAACAGTAATGATATTAATGTTGAACAAATTAATCTTCATAATAAAGACTATATTCAAAAATATTTATCCAACTTGGATGAGTCATTTATTGATATAAACAAATTTATAGTTGAAACAGATATTTGTCAATATTGTAGAAAGGGTGAATTAATACCTATTGATCACGAGGGGATAATGGTATGTAATTCTTGCCATAAACACATTCAATATCTCGTTGAAAATGAAAAACCGTCCTATAAAGAACCTCCCAAAGAAGCCTGCTTTTACGCTTATAAAAGAATCAATCATTTTCGCGAAATATTAGCACAGTTTCAAGCAAAAGAAACCACTCAAATACCAGAAGAAGTATTAGAAAATATTAAAAACCAAATCCGCAAAGAGCGTATCGAGTTATCACAATTGAATAACAAGAAAGCAAAGGAAATTCTTAAAAAACTAGGATATAATAAATACTACGAACATATACCATTTATTAAGGATAAATTAGGCATAAAACCACCTGTTATGACACAAGAACTAGAAGAATCTTTATGTAATTTATTTATGGAGATTCAAGGTCCGTATGCGAAATGTTGTCCAGACGACCGCGTTAATTTTTTAAACTATTATTATACTGTTTATAAATTATGCGAATTATTAGATCAAACACAATTTCTACCTTATTTTCCAATGTTAAAAGACCGCGAAAAACGAATTGATCAAGATGAAATATGGAAAAAAATATGCGAATATTTGGACTGGGAATTTATACCAACCGTTTAATGTAATTTTGTTTACACCTTGGTAATTTAATTTAATTTAATTTAATTTAATTTAATTTAATTTAAATTAAATTCTTTTCACTCGATATTAATATATGTCTATCAGTGAGGATATTGAAAATAACTTAGGATTCTCAGAAAAAATGTATATTCCTGAACAAGTAGTAATAGAATGGTTAAATTTATCTGCTATTATCACAACATATAGTTTAGTATTTTATAATATGGCAAGAAGCGGTTCTATAAAAATACACCCATATTTAGCCATTTTTATATCTATATCATTGATTCTCATATCAACCGCCTATATGATATACTCATTAATACCCTATTCTAAAAGAATGACATTCCTTGCTAATACTTGTAAAAAATCAAAAGAATGCTCGGACGAACAATACAAACATATAACAAGTATAACCAATGTTTATTTATTCTTAGGAGGACTAACAAGTGTTATACAATTAATCGTAACTTATTTGATTATCACAACAGTATAATATAATGTAATATAATATAATATAATATACAACTATTATAATGCGTTCCATATTCATTCAACAACTAATATTATTTATAGTTATGTTTATAGTCGGAATCGCGGTTAATCCGATGAATATGCTAGCATATAGTGTTTCGGATATATACTTGTCGCTAACTCTTATTTATAGCGGGTTGCTTATGGCGTCGAATATGATATGGAGTCATCAAATAGTTCATTATTTGTCAATGGGACATTTTAACACAACGATTTTTGTTATCGGTGTATTATTAAGTATAGGATGTGTTTTTTTATTGCGAAAGCAAGTCTTTGTAAATAGCAAACAGTGGCTAAAACGGATGATAGGACATCATTCAACTGCGTTAACAACAACAACCAAACTATTAGAAAATGATGATAATTTTATATATGATAGTTATTTATTCACGCTGGCCAAAAATATCGTTTATCAACAAGAAAAAGAAATATTAGTTATGAAAAATATGTTATAATCCAATCCGTTTATTCAATCTAAACACGTTGTCTTAAATATAGCGCTTGTAACTAAATATGGATCACAATTCGCACTAGGGCGTCTGTCTTCAAAGTAACCGCGTTTATTTTTAATGGTTTCGTTTCCTCTTCTGACTGAAGCACCTCTGTTTGCTACGCCATCTGTGAATACATCATATGATGCTGTTTCATGTGCCCCCGTCATTCGTTCCTCATTACCGAAACCATACACTTTTATATGTTCTGAATGATTATTTGATAATTTATCAATTGCCTCATTTATATATTCCAATCCAGTTTTTTCATCGGTCCCTTCTCTCATGTTCTTGGTACTATAATTCGTATGACAACCTGACCCATTCCAATTGCCTTTTAATGGTTTTGGACTAAAATCAATTTTAATATTATACAATTCTCCTAATCTCTGTAAAATATATCTAGCTGTCCAAAGATGATCCCCGGCATCGATTCCTGTACAGGGTCCTATTTGAAATTCCCATTGACCAGGAGCCACTTCAGCATTTATACCACCAATCTTAACCCCCGCATGTAGACACATCATAAAATGGTCATCTACTAGTTTTCTACCAAACGCATTTTCACAACCAACACTACAGTAATATTGTCCTTGTTTCTTATCTTCATTAAAACCCAATGGTTTCTGAGTATATGGATCAATTAAAAAGTATTCTTGTTCTAGACCAAACCAGGGTTCTTCCTCTAGTTTTTGTTCAAATAAACGGTTAGCCTCTACGCGCGCATTATTATATAGTGGTGAACCGTCTGGTAAATAAGTATCACATAGCGCAATATAATCATATGCTGGGCCTAATGGATTCTTAAATAGTGCCTTTGGCCGAATAATAACTTCTGAATCGCGACCAGTTGCCTGTCCGGTAGAACTTCCGTCGTAGTTCCAACTAGGAATATCATCTATCGTTATATATGTTGTAGCTACATTGTATATGTTTACAGTATCTAAACTATCCAAAACTCTCGTTTTACTCCTTATTTCATTATTACCACCTAGCCAAATGTATTCAACAACGGTCATTATACTGATATATATATACTAAAAATTCTTTATATCCTTAATTATTTAACCTTTACACCGGATTATTAGACCGGATTATTAGACCGGATTAGGTGTATTTTGTTCAGGTATCGTCCGAGTATATCTGTATACAAACCATTTGTAATATACACATAATGTAAACAGAATGAATAATGAACCAAATGTAACATACATATATGTCATGGATGTTTGGCAACAATCGTCGCGACTATGCGGACAACAGTATTTATTGTCTTTGCTAATACAAGATATATCCAAATTTTGACTTTCATACCAATAGCAATTGTTTGTGCTGGGAGCAATATTACAACTAGTATCACAGTCACTCGCAACGTTTGGTAATATAGTTGGGGATGTAGTTGGTAATAATTGAAGTTGAAGGCGTTCTATAATACAATCACTAATATTAGAAGCACAACAATCATATAAATTATCGATACGCTGACACGTTATTGTCGGATTACAAATATACTCTACGTATCCTATTGTAAAATTACAATTTATGCGATTGAATGTTTGATTGGTACTACATGTAGTCAAGTCAAAACAAGACATAGTTATATTGTAATTGTAATTGTAATTGTAAAATAATTCATAAGCAAGCAACCATAATTCAATTTTGTATTATATAAAAAATGAAATAGTTTTTACATACCCGATTCTAAATGTATAATAGTGTAAATAATAAATATGATTACTAATATTTATTATTGTTTACAATTTAATAATAAGACACGGATTTATACTTAAAATCCACCAGGAAATTTAACGAGATTGGCACCAATACCGAATCCAGCACCCGAACGAGCACCAACTGCTAAGCTGGGAACATACGTATCAAGAATGCTAAATGTAGCCGCTGCAGTTAAAGCAATAAGTGCAACCTCGTCCAAGTTAAGACCTCTTTTGGGGATGGCATATGCAGCAATAGCGACCATTAAACCCTCTACGAGGTATTTAATAGCTCTTTTGACTAATTCACCTAAATCTAACATACCACCTAACATTATTATATAATTTGAAAAGAAAAAAATAAATAAATATAAGGAACTAATATTTATAGTTCGTAAAATCACTTAAATATTAATAAAGTATGTATTTATAATGAGTTTTTCTAAACCTATCCCACCATCAAATGTTACCTTAAAAACCAATGCGGATGGTACTCAAAATCCCAAATACGTTGATTTGTTAGACGAGGACAAGTCTATGGCTGGGCAAAAGTTTGTATGTTTATCTTTTATTTCCCCTGAACATATTTTAAAGCAAAAAGATATGTTTTTATTCGAACAGTTCATACAGAAGTGGGATTTTAGTAAGTCTATGGAGAAATTTACACAGTTTCTAAACTTTATATCTTTCAAATATCATCTTGAATTTGATAAACTTACCAAAGATTTCCAAGAATTTGTTAAAGATGAACGTGACAATTTACTTACTTCCTCCATTGAAGATGATTTTAAGAACTTCTTGGACGAACATGAAGAACGTCTAGAAAAGGAGTTTGGAGAGAAACACACATTTCAAACATCTATTCGTGGTATTAAGGTAAGAGGTGTATTCCCTACGCAACAAGAAGCAGAGTTAAGATGTAAGTTGTTAAGACAAAATGACCCTAATCATGATGTATATGTAGGACCAGTTGGTATTTGGGTTCCATTTCACCCAGAGGCATATAAGACTGGACGCGTTGAGTATATGGAAGAAACCCTTAATGAACTAATGAGTGAAAAGAAGAAGAATGAAGACAAGGCAAAGGACGAATTTGATGCGCGTGTCAAGGAAGCAAAGCAGAAAGCAATTGAGGAAAATAAGAAAAATGCGCTAGAATCTGGTAATAAATTAACTCAAACGATTAATGATAATGGCGACTTGGTTTCAGTAGCCAATATGAATACCCAAGAAGTGGCTATGGGTGAAAATGCTACATTGGAAGATGTGAAGAATGAATTATTCGAGGGTAAAAATATTGTCACTAGTAAAGATAGTGACCATGGTCTATCTATGTTGATGGCTTAATCGAACACGTGTAAATCAAATAAACTATAATAATATAATCATAAAATGATTATATTATGTATAAAAAATATTTACGTATACATAAATGTAAAATTGACTACATAATATGTTTATTTTAATTAGCATATATAGTAACGTTCTAGACAATATACGAAGATATGATACCAACACCTTTGATAATTATATTAGGTATTCTAGCATTTTCCATAGTGATACTTGTAACTAGAACATTCCTATCCAATATACATAATGCGATAGATAATATGACGACTGTTAGAATGTGTAATAGAACTCCACCATTGAGCGAAAGAGAAGTAAGTATGTCCATCGTATAAAACTCCTGCGTACGTGTAATGTAAAACTGATTATACACATAATAAAAATAAAATGCTAATTGTAATATTGCGGTTGCGACTGTTAAATAGGGTCATCCCAATTATTCAAATCATCGTCAGGTAACTGAATCATACTGGTAAAATCAGTACCAATCTTTTTTTCTTTTATTTCATCTTCTAACCGGTTATGTTTAACTAATGCTTTAAACAACTGGCGCCGGTTGTGTAACACTAACTCGCGGTCTTTAATATAGTTTTCATTTCTTGACTTAGAATCCATAATAGATTCAAATTCTGTAGTTAAGGATTGTTTTGTTTCAATCAATGTTAAATATTCATCATCCATAGTATTCTTTATTTTAGACCACTCGCTTAATTTTTCCGTTACATCCTGATGTTCCCATAATTCTTCCTTTGTATGCGGACCTAATATATCCATTCTATATTCAATTTTATTATGTAAATTAGCGTACTTTTCTCTTAAGTTGTGTATTCTTTCCTTTTGTTCGTCAAATTTATAGTATTTTGACACTGATAGTATAAGACTTATATATGTCGAAATTGTAATTCCAGATACTGATACTATAGATTCACTTGTATCAAAGTAGTTTTTTGTGGATTGTAAAAATCCAGATACTGTCGACAATACAATTACTGAAATCTGAATATAATTAATATATGTATTTAATTCACTATATTTTATATCTAATAATCGCTTATTTGATTTACATTCCTTTAATATATATAGATTATTGTTAATTAGAGCCTTCAATTCGTGTTGAAATATGATAAACTCGCGGGTTTGCTTATAGTGGATATTGTCATTGTCATTGTCATCATTATGACGGTCTTTTTGTGGTTTTAATGACGATACAACCTGATTTTTTACATCTGGTATTTTTTTCTTTGTATTATCAACTACTGTCTTAATTACTTTGTCTATAACATCATCTGGTGCTTTGGTTGTTATTTTATCAGTCACTTCTAAATTAAGAAGATTCGTAGGAATGTCATCTATATTATTAGTTGTTGCTGTATTACTTTTTATATTTTTACTCATTTTTATATAACAATACAAAAAAATATACTACTGACTTACTCATATTCTACCATTTATTCTTTTTTACTTGTATTTTAGGACCGGCACCTCGCTTCTGAACGCTGTTTGGGTCATATACTTCATCTTCTTCGTCACTATTGATATCCTTTGATAATTCCCAAAATTCTTTCGAACCTAATCTAAAATTACTATGGTTTTGTGCCTTGTACCAAAAAATTTGGTCCTGTAATTTATTTGATTTGGCATTATTGTTAATAACAAGACATTCAAAATTTTCAGTACATTGGTCCATTACTTGACAAAATGATTCAAATGTTGGAAACATACCCGCGTAATTTTCCCATATACGTTTTCTATTTGCAATATAAGGTTCTCTCAAAATAAACACGTAATCGATATTCGTTCTTAGATTAGGTGGTATACCTAATGGATATTGCATAGTAATAATCAACATAATTTTCCAATGACGACCATTCATAAACAATAATCTCATTAATTTGTCTTTTGTCCATTTATTATCATATAGACAATCATCTAATATTACAAATGCTCTTGGGTCTATATTGGTGCGTTTATAAACTTCCATCTCCTTCTTTATCTGTTTTAATACTGTTTTTTGACGTTTCAATATATTTTCTATGATACTACTACTATATTCATCGTGTATAAATAACTTGGGTACATGCTCACTAAAAAACCCGTTACCTGCTTCTGTGCCAGATATTACAGTTCCAATCGGAATGTCCTGATGATAATATAATAAGTCTCTAACTAAAAAACTTTTTCCAGTATCTCTTCTACCAATTAAAACTACAACTGGTCCTTTATTTTCGTCTGGTCGAAAACTAATATTTTTCATATCGAATTTTTTCATATCCAACGACATGATTATCTTCTAAAAAGAAAAAAAATAATAATGAATTACGAAAAATAAGTTTAAATGATTTATAATATTTACTTTAAGAATAATATAGTAAAGAATGAACTTTTCTCTGTATTACCAAAAAAATAAAAACGAGGATTTGTTTCACAGTTTAGAACAATCTACATTAGGTTTAGAGAAACTACAAAATTATGTTCCATTATATGAAAAATTCTTTTCATTGAATTCATCCAACTATAATAGTATTAATTTGAATCAGAAATACTACATTCATTCTATTAATGAAAAAATTGATAATAATGTATTGAATGTCAATGTATCTGATAATTCAAACAATCTTCTCATACGAGATGTATTTTGTAAATTCTCACCTTTATTAGACCCACTTAAATATTTAACAGGAAAATATGACCTGTCAGGAAACCAAGTTATCACATTGCCACAATTCAATACAAGCAATTGTTTTCCTAAACTACTTGATAAAAATAATAGTGCTTATGTAGACTCGTTTTTTTCATATTTGTCTAGTCAATTATTACATAATTATGGCTTTTTAAATAGTATAGATTATTATGGTTCTTTTTTAAGTGAACAACATAAATTTGTATATAATATTTCGGATGACATTGACTACTTGAATGAAAGTGATTTTTTTCATACAAATAATAATCATAAATTTAATATTGAAAATAATAATCATGCTACGATTTTTAATATAGATTCACGGAGTAATAAAAAAAAACTAGTCATTGATGGTAAGTTAGACAATATAGAGTTAGACACATTTTTGTCCGACGATACTTGTTCTATATTTTCGGCTAATAACGAACTAGACCCTAACCGTTACCCAGAACAATCAAATACACAAGAACAAATTTCTGGACAAACCCAACTACAAATTATAGATTTCAATGATATTTGTATTTATAATCATCCTTTAAAAAAATCATTGTCCCTCTCTACGACATCAACCTACAGTTCTAAATCATCTAATACGTCTATTGATGATGAGGAAATCGATGGCCTATATAATGACAATAGTGATGATTGTCATGAGGATGATGACAAGGATGATGACACTGATGATGACACTGATGATGACAATGAGGAGGACGACGAGGTGTTTTGTTCTATATTCAAATTTCCTGTACAGATGATAATACTTGAAAAATGTGAAAATACATTGGATTATTTAATGGAAAAAGATTTGTTACAACAAGATGAGTGGATTTCTTGCTTGTTTCAGATAATTATTAGTTTGGCCGTATTTCAAAAAACATTTTCTTTTACACATAACGATTTACACACCAATAATATTATGTATATTCCAACCGAAAAACAGTTTTTATATTATACTTTTAATAATGTTACATACAAAGTTCCTACTTATGGTAAGATATATAAGATAATCGATTTCGGTCGTGCTATTTATAAATTTAATAAACATACCATGTGTAGTGATAGTTTTCATTCAAAAGGCGATGCAGCTTCACAATATAACTGTGAACCTTATCTTGATGATAAAAAACCTAGACTAGAACCCAATCATAGTTTTGATTTATGTAGATTGGCATGCTGTTTGTATGACCATTTTGTAGAAGATATATTTGAAGCCGAGGCTATCATTAAAAAAAATAAAGTAGCTAGGTTACTTAATATATGGTTAACCGATGATAAGGACAGAAACATATTATATAAAAATAGCGGTGAAGAGAGATATCCTGAATTTAAATTGTATAAAATGATAGCGCGAACTATTCACAATGCGATTCCATCGGTTCAATTAAAAAACGAGATATTTAAAAATTACATTGTTAGTAAAAAGAAACTCAATAAAAGTGCCAAAATAATTAATCTCGATAACATACCTAATTTGCAATAAATGACACATTATCAAAATATTATTCAATTATTACACAGTTCGGAAAGAATCGTTTTCAATCGCATATACAATTTACAAATTAATTTTTTATTATTGTGAAAAATAATAAAAAATGTTTATATCAATCTAATTTACACTTACACTCACATATACCGGATACACTATAAATTAAAACGCTGGGTTATCTACAAATGCCATCGTAGATTTACCACCTACTTTCACATCTTTGCTATCAAACTGTGAATACAAATATATACCGGAGACGGAAGCAAAATATACGAGTAACGTTTCTTTAACGAGAACCTTTAATGGCTTCTTTTCATCGTCAGGCACAAATTTCATTTCTAAGAATTTGAATAGAAAAAATACTGTTGATATGGCTAAAGCATATACAAATACTTCTGTCATTTACAATACAATGAAATAAAGATTCCTTCTTTTTTACGAATTTTTGACATACTTTTTCCAAAAGTGTATATTTTGACATACTTTTTCCAAAAGTGTAATTATGTCAATATTTCAATTTCTTCAAGACCAATGGGAACCTTATTTGTATGTCTGGGCTTTTCTAAATCATGCACGTCAAGTTCTGTTAAACTTATTTTCTCCCCTATTTTTAATCTGTCATCCGCTTCATCGTCGTCTGCTTCCATTTGCCTGGCTTTATATCTATCTGTGCTTATTTGTTGTAACCTGGCATCAGTCTTTGGGGCTGAAATATCTTCTGTTTTATTATCTACAGTAATCGAGTTGTCGATGTCATTAAATCGAATGTTTTCTGAATGTTTTCTCTCTGTCTCTTCATTATCGAGTGGTTCTATTTCTAGATTTACATTCTCATTCTTAATATTAGATTTGGCATCGTCGGTTGATTGGTCTACTTCTTTATCTATTTCTTCTCCGTTTCCTTCATCTTCTACCGGTTCAGTTGAGATAATTTCTTCACTTTCTTCCACTTGAATATCATTTTCAATTGATTCGTCCAAGTATACCTTTAAAATATTTTCAACCGGAATATTATCTCTAATAGTATTCAATATATGTTCTTTTACAATTAATTCCAATTCACGATTATGTTTTTGTACTTGAAGTGGTCCTATATTTTTCTCAAACAAGTAAATATTGGTATATATTTTTCTGGCGGTATTTATGTATATCTTATGAACAAACTCCGACAAAGATGGAACATTTATATCAATCTTCTTTTGTTTGTTACCTACACGCATACACGTCAAACTTTTTAATTGGATAATATGAACACAACTGATTAAATCATTTAAATATCCACAATTGCTTTTTTCCACAATTCGTTTTGTCTCCTCTTCCACAATATTTGAATTCCATTTGGGAATTCGTGCTAAAAAGTTTTGGAAGGTCATTAAATATTTTTCTAATTCATCATTTTCATCACACAATTTCCAAGACTCGTCGAATATAGATTTAAATCCCTCTATTACTAGAGGAGTTAAGATGTTAATTAAACGCGCGCACCACTCATTTCTAGACTCTTGTAAACTTGATACTGAATAGTCATCCATTTACATAAAAGAAATATTTTCTAAAGTATAATCTAAACGCTTTAATACAAAATTCAATATACAGGCCATTAATAATCGCTCTTCTCTAAATTCTCCCTTTATTTTTTGAATAAATACTAAATATTCGTATTTCTTTGTCTCGTCTATCTTCATATCTTTAATATACTCTACCAGATCTAAAGCACTATACCCCTTTTCATATAGCGTCTCACTTATCTCTATTACTTTATTCTCTTTTATTTTATCAAGTTCGTTTTTAAATTTCGTTTTTCGCTGCTTATCATATTTTGATACGGAAAAACAATTATCTAGGTTGTATCGATGTAAGTTTAATTCTTTACCATTTATGATTGGTTCTGGTATAAATATTTCGCAAAATCGAGACAAAATAGGTTTTAGTAATTTATACTTATCATCTACTATGATAAAAAATCTGGTTGAATGACTAAATAATTCGATACATCTTCTTAGCGCTGATTGCGCATCAATAGTTAGTTTATCCGCATTCAATAAGATGATACTCTTAAAAATGCTTCCTTCTTGTAAATTTATATTTGTTCTGGCAAAAAATTTCAACTCTTCACGTATGAATTTAATGCCCTTTCCATGAGCACAATTCACTATCATCACATAATTTTTCATATAATTGGTTTCATTTATATACACTTCTTTCAGGAAATTAAATAATAACGTCTTCTTACCTGAACCAGAGGTTCCGTGAAAAATCAAATTAGGTATCCTTTTATTTTCTATGAAATTGCTTAGTTTATCAACTATATTTTTATGAATTGGTAGTGACATAATACAATAAATATGTCATTACTTTTTAATTCTTTTTACGTTATTCATATATAATTATTTCAAAGGTATATTATATAATAAAATCAAAGAATGAATTATTTAGTGTATGATTTATTTAGCGGGGTTGGTTTCTGTAACCAGTTATTTTCACTCGAAACCGCTATTTATCTGGCAAATATAAGTAGTCGTAAACTAATTTTGTTAATAAAAAATCCATTATGTCATTGTGGTAGTTCTTCCTGGAATTATGGAACCATTCTGGATTTTTTTAGCGACGATTATTTAAAATATTTGCCTCATGGTGTAGAAGTACATTATGGTGCGGTACCAGAAAAATATACACACATCTTGAGTGATAAGGAAAAGACACATAATCTATTATTTGGACATAATTTTTCCCAAATAGGATTTATAGATAAGGAAATATTAACATTGTATAATAACAACATTAATAACGTCGTCATTAAACATTTTCTACATGGTAGAAACCCACGTATTCTTGACTTGTCGACTTGGACAAATGAATATATTTACATAACGGAATCAAATGC